ATCAAAAATGGGTAGATATTGGGAGCAAGCGAAAAGATGGTTCGTTTGCAAAGTGTGGCCGTTCAAAACAAAAGAAGGACGCGAAGAGGAAGTATCCAAAATGCGTGCCTCTAGCCAAAGCGAGATCAATGTCGGAGGGTCAGAGAAGATCTGCCGTTGCCAGGAAACGGGCAGCTGCCAATGTGGGACCTAAACCTACAAATGTAAGAACATTCGCAAAAAGAAAAAATATGGGAATGGGAGGTCTAGTATGATGAGATCTTACATGTCCAGAGAATTATATTCAAAAGGTGGTATGCCACCTAGAAACAAAAAGAACTTTAGACCTACAAAGTCTGGAGCAGGCATGACACAAGCCGGGGTCAAAGCCTATAGAAGAATGAATCCCGGTTCAAAACTAAAAACAGCCGTGACTGGAAAAGTGAAGCCAGGATCAAAAGCTGCCAAACGCAGAAAATCTTTCTGTGCAAGATCACTAGGACAAATGAAAAAATTCCCTAAAGCAGCAAAAGATCCAAACTCAAGACTTAGACAGGCACGCAGAAGATGGAAGTGCTAAATGAGAAAAAATAGAGACCCCAAAGTAGGAACAGGTAAAAAACCAAAAGGTTCTGGTAGGAGATTGTATACCGATGAAAATCCTAAAGACACTGTTGGTATTAAGTTTGCAACTCCTGCGGATGCTAGGGCGACTGTGGCAAAGGTCAAACGAATCAGCAAACCATTTGCGAGAAAAATTCAAATTCTCACAGTTGGGGAGCAAAGAGCGAAAGTTATGGGTAAGAGCCAGGTGGCTAGCATATTTAAGAAAGGAAAAGATGCGATCAGAAAAAACAAGAAAGTTTAATGGTAGAACTTATAGGGTGTCTGACTTGAAAGAAGGACCTTATAAGAAAAAACTAGTTAAAGGTTTGATGTCTGCAAGACGAGATGTAGGCACAGCGTTAAAGAAAAAAGATAAAAAAATGGAGCGAAGAGCTAGAAATCGTGTCCATAAATTTAAGAAAAAGTTAGGAGAAAGATGAACTTAGAAACAGCAATAACAAGACTATACAGGTATATTGATAAAAGAATCGAAGAGTTATCACTAGCTGTCACATCAGGAGGTATTGACAGTATGACAAAATATAACTATATAATAGGACAAATAACAGCCCTAGAGGCAACTAAACAGGAACTCTCTAACCTGCTAGACGATAAGGAGCAACATGGAACAGTCATCGACATCAACGATCAAACTACCAAATAAAGAATTGGTAGGGGTCAAAAAAACAAAAGAAATTTCAAAAGATTCAGAAAAACTACCACAACCAACTGGTTGGAGGTTGCTAGTTTTACCTTTTAAAATGAAAGAGAAAACAAAAGGCGGATTAGTTCTTGCCGAGTCAACCTTAGAGAGACAACAAGTAGGATCACAATGTGGTTTAGTTTTAAGAATGGGTCCAGATTGCTACAAGGACAAGGATAGATATCCTGATGGTCCTTGGTGCAAAGAGGGACAATGGGTAATGTTTGCCCGTTATGCTGGCTCAAGAATAAAGATAGAGGGAGGAGAGATTCGTCTGCTAAACGACGATGAAGTTTTAGCAACCATCAAGAATCCAGAGGATATCTTGCATGAATTTTAACATAGAAGGAGTAAACTATGCCTAAAGAAGAAAAAATGGTTGATCTTGACACTTCAGGTGAAGGCGCTGAGATTAATCTAGAAGAGCAAAAAGACGAATCGGTTGTAGAAACCGAGGCGCCGAAACAAGAAACAGAAGCCCCTAAAGAAGAACCAGTAGAAACAAAACAAGAAGAAGTAAAAGAAGAACCAGCAAAAGAAGATGACAAACTTGAAGAGTATAGCAAAGGTGTTCAATCTAGAATTGCAAAACTTACTCGTAAGATGCGTGAAGCTGAAAGGCAAAGAGATGCAGCTACTGAGTATGCAAAATCTGTTGAGGAAAAGCGTAAAGCTTTAGAATCAAGGTTTGAAAAAACTGATGCAAACTATCTCAAAAAGTTTGAAACAAGCATTAACACTGGACTAGAAGCAGCACAAAAAGAACTTGCTGCAGCTATTGCAGCAGGAGATGCTGAAGCACAAGTTGCAGCTAACAAAAGAATCGCTACACTTGCTTTTGAAAATGCTAAACTAGAGCAAAGAAAATCTGAAAGAGATACGGATGTATCTAAACCTGCAGATATAAAAGCTCCAGAACAGCCAAGAAGTCAAATGCAAGAACCTAGTGATCCTAGAGCTGAATCTTGGGCATCTAAAAATCCATGGTTTGGACAAGATAGAGCCATGACATACACAGCGTTCGAAATTCATAAGGATTTAGTGGACAAAGAAGGTTTTGACCCTAGTTCTGATGAATATTATGCAGAAGTTGATAAAAGAATCCGTGTTGACTTTCCGCATAAATTTGCTAAAACAGAAACTAAACAAACGGCCGAACCCGTTCAGACGGTGGCTTCAGCGAAAAGAAGTGTAAAACCAGGTCGCAAAACTGTGAAACTCACATCTTCACAGGTAGCAATCGCTAAAAAATTAGGTGTGCCACTCGAAGAGTACGCAAAACAATTAAAAAACACGGGAGGAGCGTAAAATGGAAAAAGAAAATAAAACATCTCGTGCGAGCCAGACACGGTCAAAATCTGAAAGACCAAAAGTGTGGGTTCCACCGTCATCTTTAGATGCACCCCCTGCACCTGATGGATTCAGGTACAGATGGATAAGAGCTGAAGTAGTCGGCTTTCAAGATACGAAAAATGTAACATCTCGATTAAGAGAAGGTTACGAGTTAGTTCGTGCCGAAGAAGTTGAAAACTCATCTGATTATCCAGTCCTTGAAGAAGGAAAATACAAGGGGGTTATTGGGGTTGGCGGCCTTCTACTTGCGAAGGTACCGATCGAGATCGCGAAGCAGAGACAGGAATATATGACTAATCGTCATAAGGACCGAAACGAAGCAGTAGAACACGATCTTATGAAGGAGCAGGATAAGAGGATGCCTATCAATGTTGATAGACAAACTCGTGTAACCTTCGGTGGTACAAAGAAATAAATTTTATTTCGTGGGTTAATCCCTATCATCGATCAACAATAACTGTCTGTTAATTACAGACACAAGGAGAAACAACTATGGCAAATGCTAGTACAACTGGTTTCGGACTTAAAGCTGCTATGAGATTAGGCAACACGCCTGCTATCTCTGGTCAGTCAAAGTACGCGATCAAAGACAACACTGGTGTAGGTCTGTTCAAAGGTAATCCTGTATCTCTAGAAGATTCTTCTGGATCACAAGGTTACTTGCAAGACGCAAGTTTCTCAACAACTGATGACACAGGCGGAGGCGGAATTGATTTCGCTTCTGGAACTGAAGCATTATTAGTTGGAGTGTTCAATGGTGCATTCTTCGTAGATAACACTACTGGCAAACCAACTTTTGCTAATTCGGTTGCTGCAGGACAGCGTTTCGCAACAAACCCGAACACTAATAGTACTGATGGTATGGGCTTCGTAAATGATGATCCACATCAAGAGTACATAATCAAAGCAGATGCTGCTGTAACAAGAGCTGCACATGGCCAATGTGGTAATGTGAATGACTTTACAGCGACAGATGCTAAAAATGGACAGTCGACTATTACATTAGATGTAGGCGCTTTAGCTGAAGATCATATGTTCAGAGTAGTAAGATCCGCAGAGGATCCAGAGAACGAAGATCTAACAGCTGCTGGTGCAAACATCGTTGTAGCATTCAACTCGTCTGCTAACTTGTATTTGAAATAATAGGCTAATAGGAGAATAAATTATGGCAATATCACGATCACAGCTAGTCAAAGAACTAGAGCCAGGATTGAACGCCCTGTTCGGCCTGGAATACAAAAGGTATGAAAATCAGCATGCTGAAATTTATACTAACGAAACTTCTGACAGAGCTTTCGAAGAGGAAGTAATGTTATCAGGTTTCGGTAACGCACAAGTAAAAGGTGAAGGTCAAGGTGTATCATTTGATGATGCTCAAGAAACTTTCACTGCGAGATACTCACACGAGACAGTAGCTCTTGCGTTCGCAATCACAGAAGAAGCTATCGAAGATAACCTCTACGATAGACTTGCTGCTAGATACACGAAAGCATTGGCGAGATCTATGAGTAACGCTAAACAAGTAAAAGCTGTTGACCCGCTTATCAATGGACTACCAAGTGGTTCATTCCAATCGGGCGACGGTGTTAGCTTGTTTAACACATCGCACCCTACATTAGCGGGTACTTTTAAAAATACCCTTACTGTAGCGGCAGACCTTAACGAAACATCGTTAGAGCAATCACTTATCGACATCGGTAAGATGACTGACGAAAGAGGTCTTAAAATTGCAGCAAGAGGAGTAAAAATGATTATTCCTTCTGAGCTTCAGTTTACAGCTGAGAGATTGATGAAATCTCAAGGTAGAACTGGAACAGCTGACAATGATATTAACGCAATCGTATCTATGGGTATGGTTCCTCAAGGTTATAGAGTGAACAACTACCTAACAGACACAGATGCGTTTTACATCATTACAGATGTACCTAACGGTATGAAGATGTTCACAAGAGCTCCATTAACAACTGCAATGGAAGGTGACTTCGACACTGGTAATGTAAGATACAAAGCTAGAGAAAGATACTCATTTGGAGTATCAGACCCTAGAGGTATTTTCGCGTCTCCAGGTGCGTAATAACTAATTAAAAAGGGGGCTTTCGGGCCCCCTTTTTTTATGGTAGAGAAAAGGGAATCATGAAGACATTTAGAGTACAGATTAGAGCATATGGATACTATGCGGACTTTGATATTATGTCAGAGGACGATGATAAAGCATTTGAAAATGCACTAGTTGACAAACTAGGAGAAAATGATATAGTATGGGAAAAAGATGGATTTACTGATTCGTCTAAATTATGGCTAACTTATGAGGAGACCATAGATGCAAATACAAGTCAGAGACCTTTACAAACAGAAGAGAAGTCTCGAGACAGAGTGGGCGGTGCATCAGCGTGACAACCAAAGATACACTTTGGATATGGTTAGGATTGACAAAAAAATTAGAGAAATTGTCAATCAAATTAAAGAAGAGGAAGCTAAGATAGCTACTCTTTCTAACAAGATCGAAGACGCTGCACCCGAAGTTTCAGTAGCTACTTAATAAAAAGCTACATCATTGGAAAATATCAAACCATATTACAGGCTCTCTTGCACTCTTGTAAAAATAAGAGTATAAGTTTTACACTATACAATTAAAAAGATCATAGACGAGTATAGTCGACGGCCTAGAGACTATGATCGTAAAACTAGGAGGATATAATTATGGCAAATACTACATTTACAGGACCGGTGAGATCCGAGTCCACTGTAAAAATATCAACAAAAAACACTAGTACAGGAGTTCTTACTGACAAAGCAGTTATGGGAACAAACGCAACTGGTGATACATCAAGCAACACAGGCGGTTCGGTTGAGTTAAAAGCTGCATCTACAAATACACTTACGATGCAAACTTACCAAGCTGAAGTTACTGTTGCTGACGGTGCTACTACAGGAAAAGAAGCTGCAATCGGAATGCCAGCTAACTTTATTCCAATGGCAGTAATGGTTAATGTTACTACTGCTGCAACTAATGCTGTAAACTTACAAGACATTGGTGATGATGGGGATACTGATTCTTATCTTGATGGTGCATCTATCGCTGTTAACTCTACAGGATTCAAAGGTATCTTTGGATGTAATGGAGTTAGAGGCATAGGGACTGGAACAACTGGCGCAACAGGAACTGCTGACGAAGTAGAAGTTGTTGTAAGTGGTGATCCAGGAGCATCTGGTGTAACAATGCGAATAACATTCTTAGGAATATTAGGAGCATAATAATAATTATGTGGGTGAGAAAAGCTAGACCATTATGGATTTAGATACTCACCCACACCAATAGGAGAAAAAAATATGTCATTATCAGATCAAAAGTTTTCTTGTAGAACTTCAGACGGTAGGTTTGGAACTGTAACTGATTTCGATGGAACATCAGGAGCTGCGTTAGGACCAGCTAGAGTCACATACATTCAAGTAGAAGGAGTGGCTAACAGTAATATCAAACTCTACGATGGAACAAGTGCATCTGGAACTTTAGTATTCGAAGGAAACTGCGGAACTGAAGGAATAGATATCTATGTCCCTGGAAGTGGTATAAGATGTGAAACTGGTGTATTTCTAGATTTAACAAATACTACATCTGTTACTATCGGATATACCGGCTAAGGAGTTTAAATGGCTAACACTACTTCGGGTACAGCTACCTTTGATAGAACTTTTGCTATTGATGAAATAGTAGAGGAATCTTTTGAGCGTATAGGTTTACAGAATGTAGCTGGATACCAACTTAAAAATGCTAGAAGATCTTTAAATATCCTGTTTCAAGAATGGGGTAATAGAGGTATTCACTATTGGGAAATAGGAGATACCAATCTTGATTTGATAGAAGGACAATCAGATTACGATTTTTTTAGATCATCCGATGATGGCACAAGTGCAACCACTACCTCTCCTGCTAGTGTTTTCGGTATATCAGATGTTTTAGAGGCACAATTAAGATCTAACAGAACTCAAACAACACAAGCAGATTCACCAATGACTAAAGTAGATAGATCTACTTATGCTGCGTTTTCAAATAAATTATCAAAAGGAACACCTAATCAATATTGGGTAGAAAGATTTATAGACAAAGTTAGGATACATATTTATCCAACACCTGATTCTACAAATGCATCTAAAGATATGCACTTTTATTTTATAAAAAGAATACAAGATGTAGGTGATTATACAAATGCAACGGATGTGCCATTTAGATTTGTGCCTTGTATGGTATCAGGATTAGCATATTATCTTGCACAAAAATATAAACCAGAATTAATTCAAGCAATGAAGCTAGCTTATGAAGATGAGTTAGCTCGAGCACTAGCGGAGGATGGGTCAGCTTCAAGCACATATATTACGCCTAAAGCTTATTACCCAAGTTCATAATGGCAAAATTTGCAACAGGTAAATACGCAAAAGCAATATCAGATAGATCTGGTATGGAGTTTCCATACAAAGAAATGGTTAGAGAGTGGAATGGTTCGTTTGTTCACATATCTGAATTTGAACCAAAGCAACCACAATTAGAGCCAAAACCTATGAATGGTGATTCTATATCTTTAAGAAATATTAGACCAGATAGATCAGAACCTGCAACACCAAATCTTTTACCTTTGAATGCGTTTACAACAACTAGTGGATCTGCAACTGTTTCTGTTAACGAACCAAATCATGGTAGATCTACAAGTGACACTGTGAGATTTAGAGATGTAGAATTAGTGGGCGGCATAGCTGCTTCTACAATCAACGGTTCAAGTGGATTTACAATTACTAAAGTAGATGATAATAATTATACATTTCCGTCTGGAACAACTGCGACGGCATCAGAAAAAGGAGGAGGTGGATCTGCGTCCGCTGGACCAGCTACACAAGAAGCATAATGGCAGGATTAAGTTATTCAGGATTAATTACACAAATTAGAAATTACACAGAAACAGATTCTAATGTGTTAACAACAGATATTTTAGAAAATATTATTTTAAATGCGCAATATAGAATCATGCGTGATGTGCCTATCGATGCAGATAGAAGACAACAATCTGGTAATTTAGTTCCAGGACAAGAAACTATTAACGCTCCAGGTGGATGTTTATTTATTAGAGGCATACAAGTTTATGATTCAAGTGCCGTGCTCACAGGAGCAAATACTTGGTTAGAGAAAAAAGATGTAACTTATCTACAAGAATATCAACCGATTACAGGCACAGCTGCAGCACAGGGTAAACCAAAATACTATGCTATGTTTGGTAATGCCACTGGAGATGGAGATACTAATTCTGGGCGTATATTTTTAGCTCCTACACCTAATACGAATTATAAGTTTAGAGTTCATTACAATAAGATGCCAGCTACTTTAGCCTCAGATAATACTACTAATTATGTTAGTTTAAACTTCCCAAATGGCTTGTTATACTGCTGTTTAGCAGAGACTTATGGCTTCTTAAAAGGTCCCATCGATATGTTGACTTTATACGAGCAAAAGTATAAAGAAGAAGTACAGAAGTTTGCTAACGAGCAAGTTGGAAGACGAAGAAGAGATGACTACACAGATGGTACAGTCAGAATTCCAGTAACCTCAGCAAACCCATAGGAGATAAAAAATGGCAATTACATCGGCAATTTGTACAAGTTTTAAAGTAGAACTATTAAAAGGTGTTCACGATTTCACAGCAACAACTGGTGACACTTTTAAAATTGCTTTGTATGACAGTGACGCAACTTTAGGTGCAGGATCAACTGCATTCTCAACTTCAGAAGAAATTACAAATACATCAGGAACTGCTTACACATCTGGTGGTGCTACGCTAACAAGCGTTACTCCAACTTCGTCAAGCACAACTGCACTTTGTGATTTTGCAGATGTAAGTTTTTCATCAGCTTCTTTTACGGCTAATGGTGCATTAATTTACAATTCATCTGAATCAAACGCAGCTGTTTGTGCAATCGCTTTTGGTTCTGACAAAACAGCGACTAACGGAACTTTCACAATTCAATTCCCTACAGCAGACGCTACAAACGCTATCATAAGATTAGCGTAGGAGGACCAATATGTCGGTTTCTTCAGGATGGGGTCGATTCACCTGGGGCCAAGCTTATTGGAACCGTGATGCAGTCCTTGCAACTGGTTGGGGTGCAAAAGCATGGAACGATAGTGAGTGGGGAAATTTAGCAGACGAAACAGTTTCATTAACAGGTGTATCATCTACAACTTCACTAGGTACGATTAGTAATGTGGTTGCTGTAACAGTGCAACCAACAGGAGTTTCATCTACATCCTCTGTTGGATCTATATCACCAGTGATACCAAAGACAGTAGAAGTTGGTGGTGTATCTTTTCAATCATCTGTTAACTCAATTACAAATGTAATAAATGTATCTTTTGCTTTGTCTGGATTGTCTTCAACGGCGGCAATTGGTGTAGTAGATCCTGCAGATCAAATAATGGGATTAACAGGATTATCATCTACAGTTACTCAAGGGACTGCAGTTGCACCAAATGAAGATGTATCACTAACAGGTTTAGCAATAACTTCATCACAAGGAACAGCAGCAGGTGTAACTTCACACGAAGCTGATCTAACTGGTTTTGCTGTAACAACTGGCCTAGGTTCTGTCGTGGTTCCAAACGATGCAGCTTTATTATCAGGATTAAATATAGAGACCACTTTAGGTTCTTTAGTAGGACTAGGATCTTCAGTTGTAACTTTAACAGGTCAATCTTCAACGGCTTCTGTAGGTAGTTTAACAATAGCTGATGTAATGGGATTAACTGGTGTTTCTGCTACGGCTTCTGTAGGAACCGTAGATCCAAAAGACCAAGTTATGGGATTAACTGGACAATCGGCTACAGTTAGTGTAGGAGCAGTAAATGTATTAGCGTATGCTAATATTGACACGGGAAGTAACACATCGTATAGTGATGTTTCAACGGGTTCGAATACATCATATTCGGATGTTGCAACTGGCTCAAATACAAGCTATAACGATGTAACAGGAGAAGCAGCTTAATATGGCATCAACATATACACCTCTCGGTATTGAACTTCAGGCAACTGGTGAAAATGCCGGAACATGGGGTACAAAGACAAATACAAACTTACAGATTATCGAACAGATAGCTGGTGGATATATAGCTAAATCCATTGCTGGTGGTGCACAAACGACTGCATTGTCAGTTTCTGATGGATCAACTGGAGCAGAATTAGCTCACAGAGTCATAGAATTTACAGGTACAATTACAGGAAATCAAATCGTTACAATACCTTTGGATGTACAAACTTTTTATATTTTAAAAAATTCAACTTCTGGTTCTTACACAGTACAATTTAAATATGCGTCTGGATCAGGAAATAGTGTTACTTTCACTGCAACACAAAAATCTACAAAGATAGTTTTCGCAGATGCATCTGATGGAACTAACCCAAATATTTATGAAGTATCAACTGCAAGTGATGTGGTTGATGATACATCTCCACAATTAGGTGGTGATTTAGACACTAACTCTTTTAACATTCTTATCGACGATGATCACGGTATTAGAGATGAAAACGATAACGAACAATTAGTATTTCAAACAACATCTTCAGCTGTAAATCAATTAGAAATTACAAATGCTGCAACAGGTAACGATCCAAAATTAGCTGCTGCCGGCGGTGATTCAAATATTGATTTAGCTTTAGCACCAAAAGGATCTGGTGAAATTGTGGTTGGAACTGGAGCAGCTGCACCAACAATTACATCAAGTGGTGCGTATGATTTAACTTTAGATACAAACTCTGGAACAAATTCTGGTACAATCGTTATTACAGATGGTGCAGATGGAAACATTACTGCAACTCCAAATGGAACTGGTGTTGTAGCAGTTGGTGGTAATACTAACCCAGGAACCCTACAACTTAACTGCGAAAATAATTCCCATGGTATAAAGTTGCAAAGTCCGGCCCACTCAAGTTCACAATCTTACACATTAAAGTTCCCTACAGGAAATGTAACAGCAGACAGATTTTTAAAAGTTGCATCAGTAACTGGATCAGGCACGACAGGTGTCGGTCAATTATCTTTTGCTGAAGTATCTGGTGGAACATCTTGGCAGGCAGTGACTACAACTAACGCAACAATGGCTGCAGGTGAAGGTTATTTTGTTAACACAACATCTGGTGCGATTACAATGACTTTACCATCATCAGCAACACAAGGCGACGAAGTTTCAATTATAGATTACGCAGGTACTTTTGATACTAACAATTTAACAGTAGGAAGAAACTCACACAAGATACAGGGTTCTGCAGCAGATTTAACAGTGTCAACCGAGAGAGC